ATCCCACGCTTGATCCAGCCGATTGGTCTATCTCGCTCGTCAGCGGAAACATCGGCTGCTCCTCGCACCGATCCATTGCTGCGGTGGGTGCTGACGTTTTCTTCCTGTCTCGTGACGGCATCCGCTCGATGGCCCAGATCCAAGCGGGTACTCAGACCAGCGTTGGACTCGCGCTCAGCAGCCCGATCAACGATCTCATCAGCCGCATTGACAAGACGCGCCTCGAACTCTGCGACGGTGTGTTCTGGAATAACCGATACCTGCTCGCAGTTCCGTTCATTCAGGAAGGACCGTTCGGTGTTGGTCTCGAAAACGAGTATGCGATGCTTCTCGAAAACGGTTACCATCTTGAACTCGAAGACCTGATCCCTCGGAATAACGCGATCATCGTATACCACTCACTGGCCCGCTCTTGGCTTGGATACTGGGACAACTGGCAAGTGAACGACTTCTTTGCCACATCGTTCTCAAGCTTTGGCCCTGTGCTGATGTTCGCTGGCGATATGACCGCAGTGTCTTCGGCAAGTAATCAGGTCTGGTCATTCAACGACTACCTGCCAAACACTCGCACCGTACCAACACCGGTTTCTTCCTATTTGGATGGTGGCTCGCAATACCAGTCCTCGGTGACCACAAAGGCTTACAACCTTGGGGAACCCATCCCCGACAAGATCGGTTACAGCATCCAGCTCGCGTTCGACAACCCGTACACCACCCAGAATACAGGTGTTACCGTTTCCTACGCCAAGGACATGACTGGAACATTCTCCACGATTGATTCCGGCCTGAGCATAACCAGTTCTCAGAAGTTCCTGAAAGCCTACAACCTCATCAGCAAGGGCCGATGGAACTCGATCCAATTTAAGGTTGAAACCAATGCGGGCGGTCGCCTGTCATTCCAATCCGCCATTCTCTCTGGATTCGTCGATTCCGTGCGTCCTCAGCAATGAACGCACATCCGTCTATCATCGAAGCAGCTAAGCTGCTCAGGCTTCATTGGCCAACTTGTTCCACATGGAACGATGATCAGCTCCTGAACTGGATCGGCATCTTCAACAAGATGAAGCAGATCGGAATCATCAAGAATGAAAAGGGCGAGTGCATTGGTGTCGGAGCTGTTCGTTTCCTGAACTCAATCGAGGAAGCGGAAGACATCAACAACAACTTCCCTGATGGCCACATCGCTTGGATCGAGATGGTAATTGGGGTTGAGCCGGAAGCTGTTCAGACGCTTTGGTTGGCCATGATGACTGTCTGTTCAGATAAGGTCACCAAGGTGGGCGGATTTAGCAGAGGCGTTTCCCGTTTGTACGATTTCAACAGATACTTCAAACTCCTAATGAACCGAAGGATTTCCTATGGGCGGATCATATAAAGCACCGGATATGGCGGCGGCAAACCGTGAAGCGGTTTACGCACAAGCTCAGACTTTTCCTGTCCTAAGACAGATCGAAGCGGCGTCTAGGATCGGAGGCAAAGGATCGTACCCAGTCTATGACGCGTCTGGAAAAGTAATCGGAGAGCGTCCGTATGATTTCAGCGGCATTTCTGACATCGATGTCACACGCGAAACAGCTCGCGCATTAGCATCTCTTGCCCCTGAACAGACTAAGGCTCAGCTCGATCTCGCAAAGGAGTACGGAACTCAGTTTGCCGAGCAACGCAGGGCCGAGCTTTCTGCTGCTGATCCTGAGCGTTACAAGCTTTACGACAAGTTCTTGCAGGATATTGGCCAGCGTTCCATTGCCGAGACCGCTCCCGCTGCCCCCACCTACGAGCGTGTCGGCATGCCTACCGGCCCGCAGGATACTGGCGAGGCAGCGAACATCCGCAGCAACCTCGAACGCCAGATCAGTGCCGGTCTCGCTCAAGCCGGAACGCTTGATCCCGCAATGATCCGAGCCGCCGAGCAAGCCGTTCGCGCTCGTGGCACTGCTACCGGAAATATCCTCGGTAACCTTTCCGCTTTCCGCGAGGCGCGGGCGGTTGGTGAGGCTATTGCGAATGCCGATGTCCAACGCCGTCAGCAAGCTCTTGGCCTACTCCAGAGCGGCCAGACCACGAGCGATGTCGCCAATCGCCAAGCTCAGGAATCTTTCCAGAATATCCTCGCGGCCACCGGTCAGCGGAACACCGCCCAGCAACAGACCTTTGCTGGCCAGATGGCTTCGCAGCAGCAGCGTCAGGGTGCCCAGCAGCAGAACATTGCGAACATCCAGTCCGCTCTGGGTCTCCAGCCCATCGTCTCTCAAGCCGCTCAGCTTCCCGGTCTCCAGCAGGGTGCGTCTCCGTTCGGTTCTCCTCAGTACATTCAAGGCATGCAGCAAGCTAGTCCTGGTCAGTTGCTTCAGACCGGCTCCAACTTCGCGCTTCAGAACGCCAAGAACGCGTTCGAGGCTTCGCAGGCTGGTTCACCGTTGGGCATTTTCCAAGGTATTGCAGGGGGCATTGCAAATCTTGGTTCCGGTTACAGGTCATACATGGGACCCTAATCTATGGCAAACGATACCACCGATTCGACAGCGGCATCTCCGAGCGATACGGTTGACGAGTTTCCCGGTTATCCTGGGTTCAAGCTTGGTGATCCGGTTCCTGGACAGCCTGGAACCAACATTGGCGACCCAATCTTCGACGATGCTGGTAATAGGTGGAACTGGAGAAAAGGTGAATGGGAGTATGTTAATCTGGCCCAGCCACCTTCTAGTGATAAAGGTGGTGTCAAGCCGGTGGATGAAACTCTAACTTCCGATACCTACAATCCTCCATCGCCAATTTCCGGTGGGGTTACAGGAGCCGGAACACCTCCGACTACAATCAAGCTTGAGGATGGTACGGTAGTAACTTCCGGTGGCACAGGGCTTGTTGGGTTTCCCGGCAGGCTTCCAATCGTGCTTCCGGGATCTTCGGTTACATCGACTCCGATCTTGGATCTGAGTCAGCCTCCGGTCGCTCCCGTCGCTCCGGTTACTCCTCCAAAGCCACCCAAGCCGATCACCCTTCCGGGATCTTCGGTCACATCAACTCCGTCCATTGTCGAACCAACCACTGTTCCGATTCCCGCTCGACGGATGCAGGAGGCTTTGAACCCGTACAACGGATACATCAACTACGATCCAGAGGAGATCATGGCTGCTGCAATGAGAAGCCTTGGCGGAAGAATGGCCCGCCGATCAATGCTGAACGAACTGCGATAACATTATGGCTACTCCCGAAGAAATCAGAAAGAAGCTCGAAGCCCAGTCCACTCAACGTGTTAACCCACTGCTGAAGGGGTTGTCCATGCTTACCGGCGGCATCGCTGGTGAATTCACTGGAACCAACGAGCAGATCCGCCAGCAAAGAAACGCCAAGCGGGCGTTGATGGAAGAGGATCTTGCTGCGTTGCAGGAGCAGCGCGTAATGGATCGCATGAAAGCTCAACGTCAGCTCATGCTTGAGGAAGACCTCAAGCGATTGGCCGCTGAACGTGAAGCCAATTTGCTTACCGGAACTTCAAGGGCCAAGGGTGCTGCAATGGCTTTGGGCGGAACCACCAATCAGTTCGTTGGCCCACTCGATGCGGCTACAAGAGCCGGAATAGCTGAAGCTGAACTTTCTCAAGCTCAAACGGAAAACGCGAGAATTCAGGCATTGAAGTCACGCGCTCCTGAAATGTCGGGATACCTGTCTCAGCGAGGAGTAAAACTCGGGGAACCCGATGTTGAAACGCTCGCGTTTATGGAGGCTCAGGAGAAAACGAAGGAAGCCGCTCAAAAGGAAGCTGATCGAAAGAAGCAGGGATACATGCAGTTCAATCTTCCTGGCGTTGGAACTGTCGGTGGAAGCCCTGAGCAAATTAAGGAAATAAGCAAGATGTATCCTCAACTCAAGGATTTTCTTGATAATGCTGGAACTGATAACTCTCCGTTCTCAAGCCGTTTGTCATTCGATCCTGTTACTGAAACCTATAAGCCTGTAATCACATTCAAGCCGGGAGTTCCGATTGAAAAACAGGCTGAAATAACCAAGCAGTTTCAATCTGCGTTTGGTGGAACCGGTGGATTCCCAACTGAACCAGCCGCTGGAGTAAAGGGTTCTGAAACTGCTAAGCCTACTGATATTCCCGGTTTTACAATTAAGCGTGTAAGATAATTATGCCTATCTATCAGATCACCAATGATGCTACTGGTGTTACTCTTGAATTAGAAGGCGATAACGAGCCGACGCAAGAGGACATCAATAGGGCTTTCGCTTTTGCTGGCCAACAGAAATACCCCAACGCTCCAGTTCTCCAAGCTCCTCCTAGTCTGTACGAGCAGGCAAAATCGGTCGCACCTTCTTTGGCCCGTGTTGCCGCCCCTCTCGCATTCGGGACTCCGACGCCACAGGATATTGCGACTACCGGACGAGTTCTCCAGCAAGGGAGCGAAGCGGTTCGCAGGCTTACCGGTGGTGTTGAAAAGCCAGAGGAACTGTTACAGGGAGCCTCTCGTATAGAGCGAGAAGGTATCATGGCTCTTGGGTCCGCTTCTCAAGAGAAGCGTGAGCAGGCTGCTCGACTTGGCCGTAGGCTTGGTGAAACGGTCAGCGAGTACACTCCGATCCCTGAGTACGTTACCCGTCCTGCTGGTGAGGTAATGGGGCAAGTGTCCGCAGACCTCTTGTCTCCGATGAACGTGATGGGCCTCGGCATTGCCGGTGCCGCTCGTCAGGCCGCTCGTATTCCATCTCTTGTTTCCGGTGCTGAGTTCGCGGAAACAACGACGCCAGCCGCTGCGAGGACTGCTCAAATCGCAGATCTTCTCAGAGCTTCTGAAGCGGCTCGTGCAAGCGAACAAGTTGGGAAGACTATCCCTCGATTGCTTGTTCCCGAGATCACTCGTGGATCCGCAGAATCTGCTGGCATCGCGTTGCAGACCATTGCTGATCCAAACGCTACCCCGGAGGAAAGGCTCAAGGCTTCATACGAGGCTGTAATCGGAACGCTTTTTGCCGCTGGCCTTGGAGCCGAAGTGACTCGTTCACTTGGGATGCGAGGCAAAGGTGTCACTCAGGCTGATGTGCTTGAGAACCTAGCTTCACAGAAGAAGACCGTTGGCGAGGCGATCGGTCAGGTGAGCGGACTCATCGATCAGATGGATCGGATTGTTCCGGTTGAAAATCTGAAAGATCAATTCAGGAAACTCACGTCTGAACTCAATCCTGATGAGCCGTTTGTTTATCAGCGTGAGACGGTTGGAGAAGGTGTTCGCGAGAGAACCAAATTCCTCACCGAGGAGGAACGAGCCGCTCTTCAAAAAGAAGAAGCCGCAGTTGAGCAGCAACGGAAGGCCGATGAGGCTGGCCAACAGGCTGCTCTTGAACAGGCCGCAGAGGCTTCAGGAACCCCTCTCAGGACCGCAGAGGAGTTGTTTCGAGACAGGAATCGTCCTCCTGTAATCGTCAACGAAGAGCAAGTCGCATTGGCTCGTGAACAAGCTACCGAGAAAGCTCGTCGAGAGGCTGCAATTCAATCTCGTAGGGAGGCCTCTCAGGATATTGGCCAACCTCCTGTCATTGGACCTGAGACCGTTTCTGAAGGGACTCCGCTTCGATCCGTAGCGGATGTAATGGATGAGCGTCTTCGCGCCCGTGATGAGCGCATTGCTGCGGAAACTGAGGCTGCAAGACCTGAGACCGTTGAGACCGTTGAGCAGAAGCTTAGCCGCGCACTCGAAAAACGCGACAAGCGGTTAGCCGCAGAAGCTGTGGCCGACGCTCTTGAATCCGGTGCTGCCCGTGGAGAACCAGTTCAAGTTACTCAAGCATCAATTGAAGAGTCATTGGGGATTGGACAAAGGCGGCAGGGAAATAAGAACGCCAAGGAACTAATCTTCAATGAAGTCTGGGAGAAGGCTGTTGAGGAGACTCAAGGCAAGTTCCGCAAGAAGGCCGAGGGCGTTGCCGAGAAGCTCGAAGGGCTACGGGTCGAAGTCGAACCCGGAGTCGGGGCGAACCCGTTCCCTCAACTTATGGGCGCGGCTTGGAATGGATCATTGTCCGTAGCCCAAGCATTCATCCGAGCTGGTGGATCTGTAGCCGATGCCGTAGCTGCTGGCCTACGTTACGCTCGCGAGAACTTCAAAGGTAAGTTCAACGAGGCAGAGTTTGTCGCGGAGCTAACTCGAACCATTCAGCGTCCATCGCCAATCCAAGTTCCTCCGAAGATGGAGGCTCGTGCATTCTCTGAAAGGCTTGCTGCTGCTCCAGGAATCCCGCCTCAGATGCGTGAGGCTATTGCTCAATCTCCTGAATCATCGTATTTGCGTCAAAATCAAGACGCAATTAAAAGGGAAGCTGCTGCCAAAACAAATGATCAGCTCATAGCTGACATTGCTAATCCTGAATCAAATACAAAGACAGTTGATTCACTTGAGCTTGTTAACAGAATGCTTGCTGAAGGTAAAATAGATGAAGCCACAGCACTTGGGACATCGCTTTCAAAAAACCTCACCACTGCTGGCCAGATAATTAATCAAGCTAAGCTGCTTAATTCAACAACAAGGACTGGATTCATTCTTCTTGTTGATAAAACACTGCAAAAGTTTGGTAAAAAATTAGATTCAGAACAGGCTTCCAAACTGGGAGATGCAATTGATCAGTATCGAAACGCATCAAACCAACTTGAAGCTGCTGAATTGAATTGGAAGAATGCCGCTGATAGTGGAGATGTGGCTGGAATCAAAAAGAATAGATCATTAGCCAACCTTGCTGACGCAAAGAAGATCGAGGCTGATGTGGTTCTTGCTCAATTGCTTGCTAGAATAAACCCTGCGTCGGCAGGAGATCTGTATCTTGCTACGGTTCAAGGTTCGGTTCTTTCTCCAAAGTCTATTGAGGGTGGTGCATTGGGCAATTTAATGGGGTATCCATTTAGAGAGGTTTCTGACATAATTGCAGGAGGTCTTGATTCTCTTTATGGAAACGAGAATAACTCATACAACATACGCGCAAGAACTGTAACTAGGCTTAGTGAGTTTTTTAAATCACTTCCAGAGGCGTGGAAGGTTATCATCAAAGGTTCCGATGCAATGCCTTATGAAGTTGGAAACGTAAGCGGAAGCCCGTTAAATGCACAAAGAGCGTTTGGTCGGTTGATAGAAGATTTGAGGAACAATGCGTTGATAAGCAAATCAACACCTCGAAATGTTTATGAGGCTGTTTTCGGGGCCGTTCCTGATCTGTTCCTTCGGCTCACGCAAGCCGTAGATTTGCCGTTCAGAAAAGCTGAAAGAGCCGTTGCAATCGAAGAGATGGCCCGCAAACGTGGATTTTCAGATTCTCAAGTTGAGCTTGCAAAGAGAAACCCTGAGTTGTTTCTTATATCAGATAAACAGAAGCAATCTGGTCTCAAAGGCTTTACTGAGAAAGATCTTGGAGAGATTGAATTTGAGTCTCTTTCCAGAGTGTTCCAACAGGATAACACTGTAACAAGAGGTGTTTCAGCTATTAACAGTGCAATCAAAAACAGATTCGGAAACACTGTGTATGTTCCCTATCGTGTTTTAACGTCTTTGTTTCAGAAAACCCCAATCAATGTAGCGGCAGAGATATTAACATACACTCCGCTTGGTCTTCTTCAATATGCTGACTGGGCCGATCTTTCAAGAGGTCAAAAGCAGAAGATTATAAGCAAAGTGTTGGTGGGGTCTTCTGTGATGTATGCTTCCAATTATCTTTATGATAAAGGCGTTGTGACTTCCAACCTCGACACTCCGGGTGAGACCAACAAAGCTCGTGAGTTGGCCAAGGCTGGTGGTGTGATGCCTCCGGGATCATTAAATGTCAGCGGGTTGAGGCGTCTTGTGAAAGGTGGAGATCCTACATTCAGGCCGGGAGATACTGTTAAGGATCTTTCAAGAATGGGAACTCTTGGTGCGCTTATGATGATTCAGGGAACTTCTAAGCGATTGAATGAGTTGGCCAGAACTGATGACCCTGAATATTTCTCTCAAATCAAAGGAAGCGTAATCTCTGGTATCAATTTCATAAATCAGCAGCAATTTATGAAAGGTGCTGCTGATACCATCAAGGTGTTGTCTGAAGAGTCTGGCCAATCCCTTGATCGATGGCTCCGTTCATTTGGCGTAACTGCTGCAAGTCCATTTGCTCCAAACATCCTTGGAGCTTCCAGAAGAGCGCAGAGGGAATATCAGCCTTCAATTGGGCATGAAGGGTTCGCAAAGGATGCAGTCAACGAGCTGAACCAGCGATACGCTGCTCTGGGGTTGGCCATACCTGGTGCGAAGGATCCCAACGCCATGCCGGTGCGTCGAGACCTCTGGGGAGAAGCCGTGGAGCAGACTCCGAAGAGCGAAAATCCGTGGGTCTATAACCTATTCAGTGCTTGGAACAGTCGCGAAATCGAGGCCGATCCTCTCAACGCATCGATCTACACTCTTTGGCGCAGGACCGCTGACAACAGCGCAATCCCATCGGTGCCAAATCCAAAAATCACCTACGAGAATCAGACCTACGATCGGATGTCGCCTGAGCAGTATGACCGGTATAGCCAACTCGTTGGGTTCTACCGTCGCAAAGCATCCGAGTACGCCTTCACTCACGGTGCCTACCATCAAGGAAGTGACGAGGTGAAACTGAAGATTTTGAAGGACGCCTACGATCGCGGGTTCAAAATTGGCAAGTACAGGTTCATTGAAGAACTGCGGAAATCCGGCCAAAACCTCACACCAATCGCAGCTCGCCGAGGGTTCCAGCAACCGTCCGAGTAAATTCCCAAAAGATTTCTCTCGACAGTTTGCAACACGCGGCTACATTCGCTTGCGTGAGCGTAAAACTTCTAACCGTCCAAGAGATCGCCTCGGCTCTCGGGACTCATCCCGAGACGGTAAGGCGGTGGATTCGGTCAGGAAAACTTCCGGCTATGAAAGCCACGAAGCGCACTATCCGTGTCCGCTCCGATGTAATCGAGGAACTCCTCCGACAAAACCCACAATGAATGCAATAGCAACGACAACGCAACAGACCGACTCTGGCGAAATGTACGCCAAGATCGGTGACCCCATCACCGCCATCGAGAAGATGGGCGAGTGGATCGCAGCCAGCGGAATGCTGGGATGCACCAAGGTCGAACAGGGAAAACTCATCGCGTGGCAATGCGCCGCCGAGAAGAAGACCCCGTTCGATTTCAAGAGAGAGTATCACATCATCAATGGCTCACTCTCCATGAGGAGCGATGCCATGCTGGCCGGATACCGCGCCCGTGGCGGCAAGGTTATATGGAAGCAGTTCGATAGCCGCGCTGCCATCGCACTCTGGACCTACGACGGAAACTCCTGCGAGATCGGGTTCTCGGTCGAGGATGCGAAGCTCGCTCAGCTCCTCCCCGCCAAGCCGCTTTCCGGGTGGGCCAAAGATCCGGGTGCAATGCTCCGCGCTCGATGCATCAGCAAAGCCATCCGCATGCTGGCTCCTGAAGTGGTCGCCGGTATCTACACGCCGGAAGAGACCGAAGACTTCCAGCCCGCAGTCACCGAAGTTGCTGCGGCTCCCACCAAGAGCTTCGACATCACCGCAAAGCTCGAAGCCCTGTTCGAGGATCGCGAGGAAGATGTGAACGCCCTGCTCCTCAAAGCCGGTCGAATCAAGGATGGTCAGACCTTCCGTGATCTGGATGACTCCATCGCCTCCAAGTACATCGCCAAGCCTGACCTGATCCTGAGCAAGCTGCCGGTGATCGTCAGCCCCGAGATCGTTGCCACGGAGGTGTCCAATGGCTGATGCCATCTACAACTTAGCGGCGGAGGTTTACCACGCCACGAAGGCACTCTCGAAGTCCGG